ATATACATCGCTCTTATTTACACTAAATACATATTTAAAATCTAAAGTAGCATTATCATCTAAAGAATGCCCTTCTGATATAGAAATTAAAGAGCAGTCGTTTATATTGTATTGTCTTTGGTTGGATTGGGATTCATTAAGCGTTATACTCAACAATCCTTTATCGAGAACCAGTGAAGACAAATCAATTCCAGTTACTTTATTCTTAATCACAGAGAAACTCAAATCACCCTCCGCTGGCAACTCTGGGTATCGCATTTTTGGCGTAAGACTACCCATTCGGTTAATAGCGTTCCTACTAATATCAAAATTTAAGCTAAAGTTCTGTATACACAAACCAGAAGTAGACACACCTTCATCAAAATCCGTGGAAATAGAAATATCCTGCGGTTGATACACACTGTAAGAATCGCTACTTTGATAGTCGCCGCTTAATATGCCCGTATTATTGAAATCAAAGCCATCACACTCGTAAGCCACGCTTCCCTTGACCAACTCACCAACAGCACCTTCAATGCTGTAGGAGGTCATGTATGCGCCAGTAATGACAGTTTCCTGAACAGAGTCTTTAATGTTGTAATTGAAATCTTCAACAGAAAGAATCCCACTTGTTTGAAAATCAAAAAATGGGTCGTTTTGATTAGTATCGCAAAGCATGAAGTCAATCGATAGATTTGTCGTTTGATTTGATTTTAAAATCCTATCAGTGACATTGATATCTCCAATTGATCGTATGGTTTCGAAATCCTTATCCGTCTCTATATTACAAGCCTGAACGCCCATCAACCTAGTATTGTTGATGAAAACCTGTTTGTCACTTGAATCTATACGAAACACTGGCATGTCTTATATTACACAAAAAAGCGACCCTGCCACAAGGCAGAGCCGCTATTGAGCAACTAATAGTAAATTAGCTTAGATTGGTTGAGCCGCTACCGCGTCACCGCTGGTTGGGACTGCTGAAGTGTAAGTTCCCGCACCACTCCAGAATAATCCATCTGTGGTTGTGCTAGCTCCACCAATTTGAGCAGAGAAAGTCAAGTCAACAGTTTCGTTGTCGTCTAGACCTTGGCTAAAGCTTTGGTTGTCGAGAACAGCATTCTTAAGGGTGAACTTGTGAACTCCATCGAGAGCGTCATTTTTAACATCAACACTGATGTCGGTGTTATTGTCTCCAGCAGTTCCTGTGAGAACATACTCAAGAGCGCCTTCTTTGAAGTTTTTGACAATAGCGTTAATGCTGACAGTAACATCGATTGGGAACTCAAGTGGTTTTGCAACCGCTCTTTCTTCGCCAAGACATTCAATATTACCACGACTTAATGGAACTTCAACAGAACAGCTTTGGATACACATGTCACTAAAGTTTGTTCCACCGAGATTTCCAGCGGTAATGTCGTCATTAGCAAAGCTAACAGTGATGTCGTCGGGACGAAGAACTAAAACGTTCATGTTTCCAGTGCTTGGTGCAGGAAGATTGAAAACACCTTCATCAGCACGAGCGCCCTCTTTATCAATTGATGGGTTCTTGAAGCCAGAGTGACCACCTGTGTAGAAAATCACATTTGAGGCTTCCCACTCAACATCTACCCTAGGGATTTCTCCAACAGCGAAGTTACTGCTGTAACTTGTTAAGACAGAGTTTCCGAAACCAATAACATCATGGTTTTCGCTTTGCGATTGATAAGCAGATGAGTTGAAAGCGTCTTCGCCTTCTTTAACAATAACGGTGTAAATGTTCTTCTCGCGACTAGCAACATCTTCAGTTAAAATACCACTGATCATTTGTGCATTGAAATCTTCTGAAGAAGTTAGTCCTATTGCAAGTTCATTTTCGCCGTTACCGAGGTAATAGCCAAATGACACTGTTGGGTTGATTTCCCTCATTGTTAAAGTGCCGATTCTAGCAAGTTGACCAAATTCGCGAATATCTTCGCGAGCGCCAGCTAAATCAACTTCAAAGGAGAAGGTATCAACACGATGTAGCTGATGCGGCTCGATCATGTTTTCGTCGGCATCTATATACCATCCAGTATCAGATACATAGACGGACTTGTTTTGTGAAATTACGCGAGTTCTTGATGACATAAGTAGATAAATGTTTTTAAAACTTACACCCAATTATACTCTTGGGAATCTATATGTAGACAAATCAAAGTCTATAAACGAAACACCAACATTCTTATTGAGCCTTTCTCTAACCGTTTCTGACACCGCAGTAGTGACAGACACTTTGTTTACGTGGGAAACAAGAGCATTCTCTCCCTGAGAAGATTTTAGTTCATCATACTGATAAGGGTAGTTCTTTAAACTAAATGACTGACCATATGGCAATTCACTATAAGGAATGTGAGTTATGTTATTTCTAACCATGTCCCTACATCTGGAAGCTACACCATCCATGATAAATTCATTCTTGGATAACAAAATAACTCGAATCCTACTTTTTGTGTCCTCTTCTCCTCCAAAAGCAAACTCCTCATTACTGGAATCCACCAATGTAATAATACAAGCGGGTAAAAAGTAAGACTTCTCATCAAGCTTGGAGCTTTGGTTATACATGTATTGAGAGCCTTGTCCCTCTTCCACAAAGTCGGAATGGATAAGAATAGATAAATCGTCGTCGTTGCTCGTATAAGTATTTATCTCTTTGACCGCAGAATCGGCTGTCACCGTTAAATTTTGTCCAGATGCAGATGGGAAAAGAATCCTACCATTATTGTAGTCTGTATGAACACCTCCATTTTCACTAGAGTCACCTGTTACAAATGATCCCCCAACAAAAAAACCAGAGTTGGGATTCGTTATTTCTTGCTCTGCAACAAGCTGTCTGAATTGCCCCTGATAACCCACAAAGCTATCTGGAATATCCTTAAAATCAACATACTTGAAAGTATTGGATATACCAGTTTGGTAAGCTTCTATATTTTGGCTGAGAAGTTGTTTCTCAAACCAAAGATAAAAACTCATTAATAGTTGATGATCGAATTGTGCTTTCAAGATTTTAGTAGGTCTTTTTTAAACTGCTGTATCAAATTAGTGATATACGGAGTTCTCTTGAAACTTACACCTGAAACCTTATTTTGAGACTGTAAACCAGTTCCAGATTTAGAATCAGGGAAACCTTTGGGGTTGAATAAATATGCCGCCGCATTACTTACCCCCTTTTCTACTCCCTCCGCCCAACTTAATCCAGAAGCCCAAGGCATGGGCGTATCTGCAAAAATCTCTTTAGCTTCTGGTATGAAAACCGTAATTAAAAAACTACCTCTACCACGAGGTTTGACTTTATGTCTTAATTTCTTGGATAAAATGCCCTCAATCACTGCTACAGGATCACTTCCGTTATCGAACCCCAAAAAAGAAAACAAGTTTCCATAACCACCAAGTGTTCCGCTTATATTTGATGCTGTCGAACCATCAGAAATCTCCTTCGAAACAGGATGTTCCATTAAATTCTTAACTAGGTCATCTTGTTTTGTTTTTATGTGATCTTGCGCGGACGATGACATAAGCCTAGCAACACTCGCTCCGTTACCACCAGAAGATAAACTATCTTTCAGTAATTTGGGATCAATATAAACTTTGACACTTTGTCGAGGCATTAGTTTTCGCGTTTTAGATACCACATATAAGCCTGTGGGCTAAACGGTCCAATTGCTTTTGGGTCGCTATCTACAACAAATAAATTGCCGTCAACCTCTATGCGCTCACATATTTTAATTTTTTCGTTTGCCTCTGCATTGACTTTTATTCTTATTCTACCTTCTGAAGAAGACAGACCCGCTTGACCCCCACCATCAAACAATTTTTCGTCTTGGTCGTTTTCGTATAGAATATTTGCAGAGTAAGTGAATTTAGTTAATTCCTCTTGGGTTGACAGAGATGATGTCGTGCCAGAATTTCCATAAAATGGATTATTCGACCAAGATGCAGGTTGTTGGGTTTTTGTATATACATAAATATCTCTTGCGAACGTATCCCGAACGTCCTGTAAGGAAGACTGGATCTCAGCCTTTTCAGTGTCATTTAGTATAGAAGCCATAATTAATCTCGGATATTAGCCGCGCTCGTAGAATCAAAAGCGTCGTGACTTCTGATAGAATCAGACCCATGAACTTGTCTCGGTCCAGATCTGTATCGGTTGTATTGGAAAACAATCTGCCCAAGCTTTTCTCTTGAGTCGCTCGAAAAATCCCTAAAGGTTTTTGCTACAGAATTTTTATTCTGCCTTTGAATAGTCGTATCACCTTCTTTCAGTGTGATCCAATCTGCTGATGTCCCATAAGTCGCAGACCGCAAAGAATCTCTTGCGGCTTTTTCATAATAGTGAACCTCATAAAGAGTTTTGAATATCTCTAACTCTTGAGACGTTAACCCGTGACTGGCGGAGTCGCCAGACCCTAAAACAATAGCACCTGTATCATTTGCGGAGAACTCTTCGTTTGTAAGTAGGTTTAATTCGCCCAAATTGGCATCTAACCAGCCTGAAACGTATGAGGTGGGATAAGTATCAGTATCGTCAGGGAAGTCGTATGTGACGATTTGTGTGGCTAGATTTCCGAAGTCGTTCATGTGTTATTCAAATGTCTTTGAATAATCTTACACTTTCTTTGTAATTTGGATCGTTTTTATCTAGCTCGATTGGTCTAGCGGGAGTCCCTACTGTAACATCATGTTTTTGTGCGTAAAAATCAAAAGACTTGATTAACGCGCCCTTTAATTGGTTTCTTCCACCAGATGGTTGAATCCCAACGCGAGAAGCTAGAGTTGTCATTTCAGCAACAGACATACCAGAAAGGTTCTCTTTGAAGATGTCTCTGTTTAGAGTCCTGTATGGATTAGCGTCTTTAATACCAAGCAAGTCTTCAAGCTCTTTTGCTTTTTCGATTTGAGCCTGTTTAGAATTTCTATCTTTACCATCAACCTCGTCAAATTTACTCATGTCAATCTGATTGCCATCAGTAATCTCTTTTTTAACATCAAGTTCTTCTAGATCTTCGGCGGAAGCAGAAAGAAGATCCTTTCCTTCAGGCAATCCGTTGATTTGAAGTTCTGTGTTGTTACCTTTCGGTTTTTCTTCGTGTTCTATTTTACCGTGAATGAAGTCTAAATCTTTTTTGTCCATAACATATGATATAGATTTAAATAAAAAAAATCAAAAAAAAAGAGCCGCTCCGCTGGGAGCGACTCTTCTGAGGGGTTCAGTGTGGATTAGACAGAGATACCGACAAGGGCGCGGTCGTCAATACAGACGCGACCCTCTTCGACTTTACCGTAGTATCCGATCTTGTTCTGGCGAACGCTGAACTGATCGTCAACAACAACGCTAACTTCTGATCCTGTTCCTTCTTCAGAAACAGCAGGGCGAAGTAGAACGTCGCGGCTTCGGTCGATACCGATAACGATTTCGTCAGCAGACTGCGAGAATGTTCCAGTGTCACCTCCGCCTACAACAGTAGCTCCTTCAGCAGTAACAACTGCGTCAAAGATCTTGTTGAAGCGTTGATCGATGCCCATTTCCAGAACTTCGATAAGGTTCATGCCGTAGAAGCTTGGAAGACCACCAGCACCGTATAGAGAATCACGCAGACTCTCTGGAGCAGGAAGACCATCTTCGGTATTGGCAGGAGCGCCCCCGTCAGCGGCGACGGTGTTGATTGGGTTGTAAGACATTGCGCGAACCTCTTGGATGATTTCAGGAGAAACCAAAAGGTCAGTAATGCCAACCTTGCTACCACCAGTAGGAGTGCCACCAGAGAAAGAACTGTTGATGCGCTTTGCCTTCGTCATAAGACGGTTAAGGTCATGAAGCACGAAACGGCTTTCTTGGGTAGAACCGATGATATGATCACCAGCAGAACCACTTGTGGTATCACCCTTTACAAGCGCGGCGGCAAGCACGTTAAATGCGGTGCGCTCCTGCTTGAGCATAACTTCTTGAGCCATGCGGGTGAAGGTTTTAGAAACAACGTCCAAGCGAGCTTTCCGAGCATACTTCCTGTCAAACGCAAGGGCGCTATCAAGAGTGTAGGTCTGGAACTTAAGCTCGTTATGAGCAGGGAACACTTGGTTATATGGAAGACCACCAGCTACCTGTTGAGAGTAGACTTGGATGTAATCTTCGTCAGTGATGTCGTAATAAAGATCAAGAGGGATAGATGGATTGTCATCTTCTCCAAACGTAAGTGTAGAGAAAAGGCTTCCAACTGTCACAGCGTTGTTGATAACTTCGCTAACCACAGGGGAAAGGAGTTGAGCAACGGCGGCTTGTGCCTCATAAGCTTCCTCACGATTATTGGAACCCATTGCGCGAACAAGAGCCAATTGATCTTCAGTTCTTTGAATATTAATTTTCATTTTTGTAGAGGATGTGGATTAGAGTTCAAGTTTAAGTATTGCGTATGCACCTTCAAAAGCGTCAGTCGAAGATTGTCCGACACGGTCGCCAGTTGCGATGAATTTTCCAACAGCGGCGTCCTTCTCAGCTTGATCAGCGGAAGCGAAAGCAACTCCAGTAAGAGTTCCGTTTGCGGCTGGGACAGCAAGAGAGTTAACAGCAGGAGCAACTCCACCAGCAAGCGCGTTCACATTAACAGTGAAAATGCCTTTGGTAGCGATTGGAACAGCTTGACCAGAAATAACGCACTGAAGCTCTTCGCGCTTCACTGAATCGTAGATCAAGTTTTGTCCGTTTTCGTCATTAGCTCTTACATCGCGTAGCATGATTCCTAGAGGACGCACAGCGGCTCCAGTTCCAGCAACTTTGCTTACTTTGTAATTAACTTCTGGATAAGGAGAGTATCCATTTCCCATAACATTGTTATAAGAATCAGAGTCGCCCCTTGTGGTCATAGATACAGGTTCGTCGGTGAGATTAGCAGAGCTAACCTGAACAACAGAACCAGCTTCACCCGTTACTGCGTCAAGAGAATAGAAGTTGATAACATCATTCTCATCGTAGCTACGGTATGGTAATAGTCGTGTAATTTCGTTTGCCATAATAGTTATAGTTAGTAGATTGTTTAATTAGGAGATTTTGTATGCGAAACCAGCCTTAGCTTTTTCATAAAGAGTCTCTTCCTGAGTTCCTTCAGCGTTTCCGTTAGGGATCGAAGATTCAGCTTCGATCTCTTCGGTTTCGATTTCAGTTTCAGTTTCTTCTTCAGTTGAAGCTTTAACTTCGGTCTCGTCAGTTTTTGCGTCGTTCTTTTCGAGTTTTTCAGCAATAGCTTGCTCGATAAGTGCGTCTTGATCTTTTTTGGCTTGAGCCATAGTCTCTTTATCCTTGTGGGCGAAGATGACTTCGATCTCATTTTTCAAAACTTCAAATGCTTCGTCTTCTTTGACTGCCTTGAGTTTAGAAGCGATGATCTTACTCTCTTCTTCAGAAAGGTCGTATTTGTCATCGAAATGATTCATGCGGTCGTTAAATAGCTCGGCAGAAGCTTTCGCTTCAATTTCAGTTTTCAACTTATCAAGTTCGTTGGAAACCTCAAGGTGCTGGTCCTGTAGGGACTTAAGTTCCTTTTCGGTGTTTTCACGAGCTTCTGACTCTAGGTCAACTTTAGACTTCCAGCTTTCGCCGTGTTTTTCAAGGGTTTCCTGCATCAAAATGCCAATTGATTTAGCTTGATCGTCGCCCTTGACAACGGAAGCAATTGCTTCGGTAGTCTGTTTTACGAATTCTTGGAATTGTTTTTCGTCCATATTTAAAATATTTGATTTGTTTGTTGTTACATCTTTTTTCTCTAATTGGGAATTTTTTTGTTTATTGGCGACCGCTTTTTCATCCTTTGATTCTTCTTTGTTTGGGTCAACTGGATAGATTCCTTTCACTCTTGCGGCTGGCTTCATGGTTAGACCTGCGCCCAATGGGATAACATCACCACAAAAAACTCGTGCTACACTATCTCCATTTTTATCTTTTCCAGATCCCCCAAATCTTTTTAGGTATGCTCGATACTCTTCGTAGTCATCCTGTTCAACAAATTCGCATTCGCAAACCTTTTTACTATTGCCCTTGATAATCTTAAATTGACGAGAAGCTAACTCCCAACTTGTTGAAATGTTTTGGTAATCTTCACTGTCTTCGCTGGCAGACTCTATGATGGATTCTGCTAGATCAGGGAAAATCTTTCTGTAAATAAAGCCAAAAGCATTCAGGTAAAACGGTTCTGTTTTGTCGGCGTATGATTCAATGTCGTTATCGCCAAAATCAAACTCTTTTTCAGAAAGCGACGCATTGATCATGTGACCAACAATTTTGTGCTTTTTATGTTCTATGTTGATTGGTTTGTTAGCGAAATTCTTTACACATTTGATTGCCGCCATTGTATTCATGGCATCATCATTCTGATTAACCTCGTTAACTACAGCCAAGTTAAAAACGACTGGCATCAAATCAATGTTCATCTTGGCGTTAAAGCCCTCTGGCAACATTGACTTGACGGAAGCTTCTGAAACTTCTACATCATCAAAACTCTGAACATCTAATACTTTAAACTTTGGAGCTATTTGAAAACTAAACTCTTTCTTCTTTTCTGCCATAACATTCCTTACACAGAAATTTTAGTAGAATGATATAAAATTGCAGAGCATAAATCATTTAAGTTATGTTCTGCTCCAAAATCCAAGACTTCAGGTTTTGCATCGAGTGACTGAATCTCTTCTAAATTGTCAACCACCTTAGCAAGCGTGGCTTCCCATTCGTCCATTTCCTTAGAAGCAAAGATTGATTCGCAAACCCTACCCACAAGATCCTTGCGGTTTTCGTCTAATTCATCCATTCCATATTTAAAAGCAAAATCTCTATAAGCTTTTGTTTCAAATTCACTTGCTTTGTTTGTAACTTCAATAAGATTACTCTTGGAAATAGAGGCGTTAGATTGACCCATTGGTCTTCCACCCGAAGGCGATGGATTAGTTACGCTGGCAGGTCTACCCTCTCCAGATGGCGCGGCTGGATTGCCGTTTCCAGAAGGTTTGCTTACGCTGTTGGGACTATCCTCTTCGTTTTCGTAGAAATTAATACTGTTCACCATCGGTGTGTAGTAACCCTTCTCGCGAGATTCTTTAAATTCTTCTTGCGAGGGCTTTAGATCAACAGCTTCAGGGAACTCACCCCTATGAACGACATCCATGCCTTGCTCTGGAGTTAGTATGCCAAGCTCCATCATTCTTGTGGCTAGTTTGGTCAAATCTGAATTGTCTAAAGTATCCGTGTTTACGAATTTTACTTCTGGATAACTTTTTAAACCAAGACCTTTGCAGATCCTCTTGATTTCTGGTTGTAAAAACTCTTTAAGAAATTGATTTCTTGATTCTTGTAGGCGACTCATGAATATTTTCATTTTCATAGAACCATCAGAATATTTTGTATCTCCGATTAGAACGTTTTGTAGACCTTCTTGAATATCTTTGTTTAGAATTTCGTATTTTTCAGCCCCCATGACTTTCTTTAGGTCAGGTATAACAAAATCCGCTTTCGTTGTATAATCGGAAACAAGAACACGACCAACACTTTCGTTTTGGAAGATTTGTTGCATGGCATCGATAGCCTTGTGGTTGATTCCGCCCTTGTCTGGCTCTGCACCCATTGTAACCAGCAACACAACATTCTCAATAGAACGAGCAATCGCCTGATCTATTTTCTTTAGCTCCATCTTCTTGTTCATATCATCAAGAACAGAGAACGCGTATGGGACAGCTAAAGGTTCATAGTCTTGCTTCTTAGCAAAGATCGCATGAAGGAACTTTGAATCAAGTTTGATTTCAGCCCTTTCATTAGATAACCCGCCAGCCCCAGACTGAATCATCTTTTGTGTTTCTTCAGGGAGAGATTCGTAGGTTTCCTTTTCGTGTTCTGTTTGGGGATTTTTCAAACGAGCCACTTCAAACGGAGTTAATACTTTGGCGTATTCTTGATGTGAGAAAGATAGAGAATTTTTAGCTACAATATCAGTGGGATTAAGAACAAGATATCGGATAGGTATTTTGAAGTTTTTGTTAGTTTGCGCCCCATAAGCCTCATACAGTTTCCCTGCATTTGTAGCTTTGAGTTTTCCATCAATACGGTGCGCGAAGAAGTTGCTTGATCTATAATATTCTCTAAAATATTGGCTTTTTAAATCGTCGATATTGATTCTTTGCAACCAAGCTTTGATTAGTTTACGCGATTTTGCGCTTCCACCATCAAGGTAGATGTCTGCATCTGCAAACTCAGAAAGAAGATCGATTGTGCTACGAAACGCCGCAATATTAAAATAAGCTTTTTGAGTCAACCTAATTGCGTCGCCAGCACTAACAGAGTCTTCCGAGTAGGCGAACGGCAATAAACCGTCATCGATATTCTTAAAACGATCTGTCGCCAAGGTTGTGGCTGTTGAGTTTTTTCTAGATTTAGAACGTTGTGCGTTATTTGGGCGAAGGCTTCTTGAGGCTGTAGTTTCGTATAGGTTATCTCCAAGCATTTTTGGCTCAAAGACTTCTGGCTGATTTGCTGACGCAAGTGCCTCCAAGCTCTTATCTTGACCTTGATTTTTTCTTTTTTCCCAGTAATCGGAACGTTTTGTATATTTTCTCTTTTTCGCCATGTCAATTGTTACACTTTAACTTTTCAAAGTCGAATTTTTTACTTTATGATTCTTGGAATGAAGTCGTTAACAGGTTTGGGTTTATCTTTTGCTTCATTCATGTCGTAGTATAGTTTGATAAACCAATTTCCTAGAACTAGTGCGGAATAGGAGTCTTTTCGCGCTCTGTTGGGACCAGTTGCTCTCTTAAGATTTTGGGGTAAATCGAAAGATTGGCTACCTTGGGGGTTGCTCTTAACTTCAATATTCGCACATTCTGACTTTGTAAGTTCGATTATGGTTTTTTGGTGGTCTATGAAGTCAATCATCTTAGCAGAATTGTTGCTACCCAACATATTCATGTCCCATTTTATCTGAGTAATGGGAAGTTTCTTTTTTCTTTGAGCGTCAAAGTGGTCATCTACCGATCTAGCCCCAAATAAAATTTTCTGGTGGTCAATATTTGCTTGAAGCAGTTCGTTTCCTGAACGAATCCACTGAGACGTGGGCTTCCTTAGAATACAATATTTTCTACCACTGATATTATACTCATTTTTAAGCTTGACCATGTTGTCATTATATTCTTCTGATTTGTCAATATCCATTCCTATTACTCCAATATTGATATTTGACGATTTGAATAATTCACTTTCGTTACAACTGTCGATAAACTGAACCCCTCCGTTATAGTCACCGCAGATACCCACGATATTAAAATGAGTTAATATATAATGAAAATACCTCATGTGGTCTTTTAGAGAAACTCCCGCGATTGCATAACTGTGGACTAAGCAAGACTTCTTGGAGTCAGGCAATAGCTTAAACACGTGCATAGCAAAGTGGTCGGCGCTTGTATTTCCAGCCCAGTTAGGGTCAAATGATAGTATGTATTGATCTTTAGGATTACCCACCACTTCCGCCGCAGGATATTCGCCATCAGGAATAGTGCATTTCATCATCTTAGATAAACGAAAATAACCATCACTCTCATCCACGAACTGACCACCGAACTCTCGCTCGAACTGCATTTCGCTCATTGTTGACTTAGCTTGCTTCAAAAGGTTTTTATCATAAAGTGTATTCGGCGCACAGTCATAACTTAACTGCATGATAATACGATAAGCATCATCCGCCGCGTCCTCGTCATCTTCTTCGTCGGAACTCTCGTATACGCCGCTGATAAGGTCTCGGTATTTACAGTATAATTTATACATGTATTCGAACTTGAAGCTTGGCGATGATAGAATAATCAGTTTGTTGTTCGACCAAACATGCCTGTCAGACTCTTTCATTTCTCCAGAGTCAATCAACATACTCTCTACATCGTAAATTTCTTCCCTTTCCGTAGGGTTTTCAACAACACCGAGAAACGGCAAAATAACTTCGGTAAAAATCTTTTCTGGTATGGTGAGGAACTCATCAAGCACAATACGATTAAAACGAAAACCACGAAGCCTCTCTCCGTTAGCCAAGGGTAAAGCAATTGCTTTGTTTTTACCAATCTTCATTGTCCATGCATCTGTTCCTTTGGAAAGCTTGTATCCAGACTCTCGCGCCATAGCCGCTTCGGGCTTTGCCATAATATCTTCAATCTTGGAAAATATTTGTTTGGACTGACGGAATGTTCCAGCAATAACACCAATATTTGCGCTGGGATTCAACAAGCATTCTAAAATAACATAGATGGCTGTTGAGAAAGTTTTTGATAAACCACGAGAAAAGACGAACATCGAGTAATCTCCAATCATCATAGATTTTATCGCCATTTCCTGAAACGGAAATAATCTAACCCCAAGAAAGAGTTCGCAAGTATAACCAACATTGTTTCGTAAAAAACGATACAGTTGATATTTCGCCTCCTCTTCTTTCATATCCCCTTCAATAGCCAACAATTTCTCGTTGATTTTTGTCGCTGAATACTCATATCTATAACGCTGTTTTCCTTTATCCCAAGCCACAATATAAAATCCTTCTAAATTTGTTTTTTATAATTATAAAATCTCTTTAATACGATCACCTTTTCATGCTGACCCTTTGTTTACCGCAAACCCTATTTTCGATATAGTATTGCAAGTCTACTTTCCATAAAGCCTGTCCATGTTTTAAAATTTTTGGAGTAATCTTCTTAGCCCCGTTACGCGAATAAGCGAATATAAATTGAAGGTTGTCAGGATACTCTATCATAAGATCTCGGACATTGTGCCATACATAATTAAGATTGCTTTTGAATTTGGTTTTTTTGTTAGCCTCTTTGACTCCTTGGATGGAATCCTCGACTACAACAAACATGTAAGAATCAAATTCAACACAACGATCCATTTCTCTTCTAAACCTATCTATATCCTTACCGAAAGTCGATCTAAAATCGCCAACAGACTTCCTGTCCACGAATGTCTTGGAGAAATCTTCCCCTGCCGCCGTGTAATCACCAAAGTCTAGTTTTTGACTAATGCTGTTTTTGTATGAAAATGGTAACTGCTCCCTTGTGTCAACCATCACAGTAATATCTGAAGCATCATTACTCCAAAATGATTCTGGAAGTTTTTTGTTTAGCTTGACTGGGAGACCAATTTCTTTGCAAAATGCGTTATAACTTCCCCACACATTCCGCATGGTCATGATGTTCGGCATCTCATACAAATCATAAAAAGCATTGGGCGGCATAAAGCCAAGTTCTTTGTGTTCTGCTTTTTGTTTAAATTTCTTAATAATGTATTCTTTTACCTCCGACGATGGGCTTACCTTAATCCACTTTAAATAATTCTCGTAAGAAACGAAATCAGTATCCACATATTGACTGTATTTTTTAAAAGGTATAGGTTCTTTTGAAAATAGATCGTAGCGTGGATGGTGTTTAACATAATACTCTGCAAGGCTGTCAAAATGACATTTTGTATGCTGGTGTAAGCCTCTTCTTGATGTGAAGGTTTTACCGCATTCTTTACATTCAAATTCACTCATAATAATTCTTCTTTTGAAATTCCAAGGACACGAGCCTTAAACTCACTCATTGTCTCCAATTTATCCGCAGTATCTGCCACAAGACGTTTTTTCATTTCAGCCATCTTGATCATGAGGTCACGATCTTGCTTGTCCTGAAACGCCTCAACCAAAGCTTCGATAGATCCACTTCTTTCACCTTTTGCTTTCAATCTGTCTTGACGACTACCATTCAGACTCTTCGTAAGCGCCTCTACTCGCTTCTCACATTGATTGAGTTCCTCACTAGTGGTCTTAATAAGCTCTGTAAAGCGTATAGTTGCCCCCTGTGCGTCTTCACCCATGTCATCGAGCATCTTGTTCAATTTATCTAGTCGCGCCTGTATGTGCTTAATTCTGACGTAGTTGGT